TCATGCTTGACGACCTTCCCAGGTTTCTTACTCGTAACTGATGTGACGGCAGTCGCAGCCACACCTTCGTTGTTGCTATTGCGCTGTGCGTTGTTCTTCGACAGCGCCCACGACGCGATGTGTGGAGCGATCATTGTCCTCGTCCTTGTTTACTGGTGTTGATGTGTACTTAGGCACTTTCACAGCGATATAGCCTTGAGTTCTGTAACCAAGTCTAGACATTAGTTTCATTATACGCATAACTAAAGTGTCATCAGCATCATGTTCGACTTGCATATAGATGCGCTCGACATTGTGAGACAAAGCCCAACGCTCAAATTGTACCAGTAGTTCGATTGACGCGCGAGAGCCTCTAGCTCGCGGGACAACGTACCACATTTCCTGTACAGCATAACTCCTAAAGCTGTAGAAACTAGGACGAATAGTACCAGCGAGATAACCAATAGGCTTGTCATCGTCATCGTATACCACCCAGCAGTTTAGATGCCTACGTTGCTTGTCCATTACACAGTGAAACGCAGCTTGTCCTACAGCCTTGCGATCGAACTCGCGTGAGGTGCCGAACTCATCGTGATGCTGTTGAGCTAGTTCCTCAACATCAGTGCCGTCTTTAGGTGTTTCGATCTGTGCAATTCTCATCTTCAATCCAAACACGCATCTGTGCGTACTGTTGTATTCCTAACACGCCCACCGACCCATGTATCAGTCACGCGCTTCTCTGTATTGATAACACCGCCACGACACTTAGGCACTTCAACATCATCTACCCATCTACCGCCTGTCACACGACACCCACAGAGTACGAGTATACAAAGTATAACCGCAGCCGTACGCATCACAGCCTCATAGGCGTTACTACACCAAGCAAGCCTGCGATGATCCACACTACAACAAGCACGACGATGACTGTAACGAGCACATTGATGATCGTTGCGAACGGTGGTGGCAATGGCACAAGAGGCAGCAACGACTGCACAGCCCACAAGACCACACCAAGCACGATCAACGTGAGGATGATAGAGATCAGTGTTCCGATCATCACACTCTCCTATTTGAGTTCTTCAAGACGTGCCTTAATGCTTTCACATGTTTCGACCACCGAGAAGAACCGCCCATCGGTAGTATAGATGACACAGTGTACAATGTCAGTAACTAGCTTCCCCTTTGTATCTGCTACGCCAACAATGTGCTTCGGGTTGACATTCATCTTACGTCCATCAGGCGTTTGCAGTACGATGTATTGTGTTGCAGCAGCGACAACGAGTGCCTCGATCATGGTGGATATGCCAGTATAGTAGCAGGGTTAGCACCGATAGCTGCAACGATTGCAAGTATCAGTGGGTTGTCAGTCATAAAGCCATCAGATGCGAGCCACAGTTCATGCTCGTAATCATGCGAATTGAAGTACGTCTTAAGTTGATTGAACTTACCCGCAGCGTTGACACGTTCAAGGAACTTCGTGCGTGTGATACGGAATACAGTAGTAGTTGGTGGCGGTACATACGGAGCAATAGGACCATACATGCCCAAGCTAGCGTTGTTGTACAACTCTACGCCATGAGGCACTGTGTCTGTAGGTGTAGCATGGAATGGCATTTCAGCAGCAAAGCCTGAGAACTTCACAAGCAGGTTGATCGTGCCGTCTGCTGTGTAGATAGGACTGTGCGCACTCTCTATGACGTACATTATCCAACCCTCTGCCAGAGGCCCCACTGCGTACCACCGAACGTATCACCACCAAGCCAACGCCATGAACCCGGCAGTGCCGCACCCCATGATGTATTTGTGCCGGTACCATCCCAACGATGCAAGTAGCTGCCTGCTAGCACTTGATTAGGTGCGATATAGCTCGTACCTGTAGCTGGGTTGTACCAACCACCATCAACAGTTGCTAAGTGCTTCTCACCGATGTTCTCATACGTGTTAGTAGCCAAGCCAATCTGCAAACCACCATAGTTCTGCAAGCCGTAGATAGCAGATGTAAAGCCAGCAGCAGGGATAGCTGGTAGGTTAGCAGTAGTATAGACAACAGCACCGTTGACAAGTAACGTACCACCGGGTGTCTCAAACCTGAAATGCGTGGCATCGTTCCATAGGTATCTATTGCCAGCATTACCGAAGAACAGCGCACCTGTAGTTGGTGATGCAGAACCAGCACGTGTGATCGTAACGTCGTTGTTATGCAACGTCGTGCCGGTGATCGTGGCATTGCCAGATGCAGTGAATGCACCACCAACACCGAACGTACCAGTGACAGTCAGATTGCCTGTGAACGAAGCAGGACCAGTGCTAGGCAGCCTCGTGCCTATTTGACTGTCTACATACGTCTTGTTCGTAAGATGCGGACCAAGTGTAGGAGGCGCACTCGCACTAATTGGTCCTACTAATGTAAGTGCACCGTCAACCTTTAGTGCACCGGGGATAGTGACTTTGCCATCACTACCAATACGCACGCGTTCCGTTAAGACGGTCGAACCTGTCGCCAAACTAATAGCAGTAGGCAGAACACCTGGAGATACAGCACCATCAACAACAAAAGTAATGTTGCCGTTGATCGGCCAATTCACACCATCGAAGCCCTGCCCTTGGATGCTACCAATAATGTCATTCAGTATTAGTGTGGTTGGTGCAGCCTTTGTTCCCCTAGCGCGCCCAAGATAGTAGATCGACGCCACCGCATCCGCGTAAGTCCATTGTCCTGTTGAGGCTCCATCAGTAGTCCAATCTGCGATAGTGCCCGACACATGAATAGGTGATGTCGGCTCGCTAGTGCCAATACCTACGAAACCACCGCTGGTGATGCGGAAGCGTTCCGCTATGTTATCGTTTGTCGTACCTGTAGCGACGTAGAACGCTAGTGGCATCACACCGGGTGAGACAGGCCCATCTACTCTAGCACCCATCTGCGCAGAGAACTGATCTGTAACACCGTCGAAACCACCCCAGCCACATACACCGATGTATCTACCTTGTACTAGTGGCAACGGCGCATTCTGCGTACCATGTGCGAACTTGAAGTAGATGCCTTCGCTATAACCGCCGTTGCTATACGTGTAATTCTGTATGACTGATGTAAGCCCACCACCTACATCATAGTGTGATACCCACACACCTTGATCGTCCAGACCACCGGGTGTCCAACCGGGTGGACGCATGTAGATAGCACCATCGCTACCGATGCGTAGGTGTTCTTCTGGATTGCTAGCACCGTTCTTGAATACTATGTCTGTAGGAGCATGGTCAGCAGAAGGTGTACCGTTGACTACGAATTGTATACTCGCAGTCATTGGGAACGTATCAGGTGTAGCAGCACCGCCAGCTACGATCTCACCTAACACATAGCCGTTAGCAATAGCACCCCAACCTAATCCAGCACGGAAGAATGTAACCTCTGGAGCAGATAGTGGATCACCACTAGCAACGTCGAACTCTAGATAACGACCATCAGTGTATACGTCAGCAACAGTACCCAAGCCATCATTAGTAGTGACTTGGAACTTGCCCCATAGCACACCACCATAAGCCTCAGTACCAATGCCTACACTACCACCGCTAGTAATGCGCAAACGTTCTTCTGGAAGGGTTACACCATTAGTTTTAGATGTCTTAAGTATGATAGCTGCTGATCCAGTAGCTCCATCATCTACGCGCACCTCAATCCGCGCGGCTTCACCCCAAGTAGAGGGTGGTGCTAATGTGCCGAAGTAGAAGGCTCCTACCATGTCGCCTAATTGTATTGGCGTCGGTGCAACAATTGTTCCTCGTGAGCGGGATACAGAAAATCCGTTAGCTGCCTCGGCACTCTCACTGGCGTTATCTAATTGAAGCCAAGCATTACCAACAACATCGCCTCCGATGTAGGTTTGCCAAGCAACTCCATCACCTATAACAAGTTTAGCATCGTATGGCGCTCCAGCAGGCATACCAATGCCTAGAGGACCAGTCATCGTGTCGCCAGTCTTAGCGACAGCATTGATCCTAGTAGTAAACGCCTGCTGCTTAGCTAGCGTATCAGCATCTAGCATAGCTGGTGTGATCTGATCATCAACTACAACAGCAGCACCACCTTGTGCCAGCAAGTTCCAGTTCGCACTAGGAGGGGATGAGTTCGTGTTGTTGTTGATAGCGATGTATGAGTTGCCTAGTAGAGCAACAGCGTCATTGACTACATACGCAGTCGCACTGTTCCACGTGCCTTTCCATGCAATGCCGCCAGTACCGTTGATACCACGTGCACCACTAACATAGATGTTCCAGTTAGCGAGGCCAACACCGCTACCAGTCGTACCTGTGATATTGACTTGCAACGTAGTACCGACATACGACGTGACTTGACCAGACATCGTATTCGCGATGTTGCCAGCATCTACAATCGTGACGAAGTTGCCTACGTTGAACTGCTTGCCTGATTGTGTAGTGAATGTCTTCGCACCATTGTTGATCGTGTTCGCTGTAGTAGACGTACCGAACAGAGCAAGTGCTTGGTTAGCTGCACTCGTTGCACTAGCAGCACTAGCGGCAGCAGATGCGGCTGCGTTAGTCTCACTAGTAGCAGCATTCGTAGCATGTCCTGCGGCGGTTGATGCACTAGTTGCAGCATTACCTTCACTAGTAGCAGCGTTAGTCGCACTAGCAGCCGCAGCCCCTGCGTGACCAGCGGCTACACCCGCACTACCTGATGCAGCTACAGCACTGCCAGCGGCATCTGCGGCACTATCGGCAGCAGCTTCCGCACTCAGAGCAGCAGCTAGCTCAGACGCAGCAGCCGCAGATGCACTACCAGCAGCCGCGTTGATACTATCAGTAGCATCAAAGACGATCTGCCAATTGACTTCATCAGGTGGGAAGGTTGCGCTAGATGTGTGCGGTATAGTGCACAAGCGATATGTGTAATCATCGGTGAATGTAATGTCACCAATCGCGTATGTTGTAGTAGGCGTCCACGCACCACGGAATAGCGGTGTGCCTACAAGCTGCAATGCCCATGTATCAGGGTTGGTTAATCTAAATGCTTCAAACGTACCAGATGCAGGGCTAGTATGCGCTACAAGGCAACGATACAAGTCATTCGTAATATCATCAAATACACGATCACCTACTAAATACGCAGTGTTATGCATCCACTCGCCACGTACCTGCGGTACTGCGGCTTGTTGTAGCATAGCATCAAGCAGGTTCCAGTTGTCATACTCAAGAGTATGCCAACGTGGTGTATCGAAGTTTATGAGTTTGAATTTATAGTTATCAGTATAGCCGCGAACATTAGCTACCATGATATTGCCCACATACTGCAATAGGCAATATAGCCAGCACGTCTTTTTGATGTGTCGCTGCGCGAAGCAGACTTCTTATAGCATGATAACTGAAAGTTGTCAAGGGGTTATACAATGTATATGTCATCCTCGCACCTGACTACCGCGCTGATACAAGAATGACAATCCGCTAAGGCTGAGTGCTTGTGTGCTGCTTCCTGTTATACGTGTCTTAAGTATCTTGAACTTCATAGGCATCTGCCACAGCTTCTGCTCACGTGTACGACGACCTGCGCCGTAGACTTGTGCACCGATGCCGTATGCGCCAGCGTCATTAGGTACGAACTGCAAGCTGCGTGCTGGAATGAGTTGTCCAGTAGTCGCATCCTTGTAGATGTTATCATCAAAGATGTCGAGCTTGAATGGTGCTTCACCACTTGCATCTATGTGTACAAAGCGCAGTGCTTTCGTGTTCTGTCTAGCACCGAAGTCTGACCACGGTAGCTCCCACGCAAAGTTGATACCTTCGCCGCGATATTCCTCCCAGCTATCAGGCTCCATATCGCGTGCTTCGTGGAAGCTAGCTGCGGTAGTAGTTACATCTTCGATGCACTTGTATACGACTTCCTCGCTGTTATCGAATACACGCTGTCCTACTGTGTATGCTTGCCCACTTGTCCATGTTGCGAAGTCGTACATACCCTTCCAATCAGCGTACACATGATTGTCAGGTGAACCATAGCGCATCATATAGCCGTCAGGTGTGAATAGGAACGAACGTCCCTCAATCGTGCCACAGCCACAGTTGAACTTCATGTTCTCTAGCGTCTTGAAGCGTGACCATGCGAATAGCTTTAGCTGCGGCACATAATGGTAGATATAGCCAATGGTCTGATCGTTGATTGGTTGTATCTTCGCATTCGCACCGCCGCCGCCGATAGTTGTAGGTGGTGTAGTAGGTAGATCGGCACCAATGCTAACGAGCACGTAGTCATTGCTCAACACGCTGATAACACGCCGACGACCATTGATGTCTGTATCTAGTATACCTGAGAACCCTGTTGCATCTATGATGTCTAGCTGATCGCCTACTTCTAGCTGGTGATCATCATGTCGCATAATCAGCGCACGCTTAGTGAACTCATTGCGTGCCATTTCCTTGTCGAAGTAGAACGGATCGCGTGTTAGCTCGCGTACGTCCTGTGTGTCATACTTTGGCAAGTAATAGTGCACGCTCTTGTTCTTAGCATCATAGAAGCCGAACGCTTTCAAACGCATCGTCTCTTTGCGCAATCTACCAATGTGACTGCTCAGCATCGTCTCAATGTAGTTGCTAACACGCTCAGCTTGCACAGCGTTGCTAACTGTTGAGAGCTTCGCACTAGGTACACCGTTGAAGTCTACCATAAACACGTCGCTGCCTATCTCAACGATAGTACGCGGCGCATTAGTGCCGAAGCCGTTCAATGTGTCAATAGGTACAGGATCATGCAGTGGGCTAGATGTGCCAGCTACAGTTACTTCTGGTCCGTACTTCATCATCGTCGTAGCTGTAGGTGTAATAACTAGCACAACGTCCTTAATAACTGCAAAGCCGCGCACTGTCTGCTCAGGGCTAGCAACGATCTTCGACATGTTGATGTCAACAGCCTTACCAGCGTTGACAGAACCTACGTACACCTGTGCGGTGTTCTCATCTGATATGCGTATAGATGTCAGACGTTCGTCAACTGGTAGCAACTCTGTATCGTGTAGTGTGAAGTATCTAAACGCCGACTTACACGCATCGAATGCTGGAATGTTCACATCACCATTCACACCATCTAGCAGCGGTGCTACCCAATCACTTTGTGTGAAGTCAATACGCAATGGCTTATCACGCCCATTGCTGCATATCAGCGCGCTACCGAAGATGTCACTAGCGACTAGCTCTGTATACGTCCACGCAATAGGTGCGAGCGGGCGTGCTGCTGTAATCTCTTGGCTCCATATACGTTGTGCCTGCTTATCACGGTCAATGCGAATAATCTCACCTGTGCTAGTCCAGATGATAATGTAGTTCGCAAAGTACTTAGCCTCGATAGGCTCACCGCCGAGTAGGTGATTGTCCTTCACATAGTTGACAGTTGTATCTGTAGAAGGTCCAGCCGCTGTAGCTCTGTTAGTGACTACAATCTCAAACTGGTTCGCATTGAGAACCTGTCTAATGCCGTGCGTGCGATTGATCATTTCAGGAACAATGCCGTTCCACGTATTAGACCAACCGCTAAACGTCACATGCTCATGTGCAGCGCCTACAAATTGGTGATCTACCCAATCGACAAGTATAATGCGCTCTGTGTTCGATGTAACGTTTGTGGTGAGTGTGAGGCTAGTGATAGCTCCACTACTCTCTACACCTTGACGCAGCTTGTACCACATTTCGTAACCATAGCGCGGACCTACACGCCTATCGGTATACGTCACCATGTTGTCAAACACAGGTGAGAACTTGCTTGTTAAGTTCTGCTCACTATCGACAACGTTCAACCCACCGCCGAAGTCACGGATGGTGGTGTTGTTGAGCTTGCTAGTAGGACGTGGCTGTTTAGGTCTACCGAGCGGCTTCAACGAGCGGCTGAGCATCTGTACCATTACGCCCACCTATTCCAAACACCACGTGTAGACAGTGAGCTATCTAGCGGTATAGTGTGCTGCGTCCTGTTGAACTGTGCTAATGCATCTTGAAACAGCACACGGAATTTGTCACTAGCACCGGGGTTCGTACCATCGTCTTCTAGTACGTCCCAACATGTGCCTAGTAGTAGAAGCTGCGTATCCATGTAAATAGGATCGCCGTCTTCTTCAAAGTCATCTGGCTTAGTGCGATACGTGATGTATACTTCACCACCTGTTGTAATAGGTAGTATCTTAAACATCTTCGCAGGGTTTGTAGCCATCGGCCTGATGCTAGGGTGCTGAATGTCTCTATCGCGCGTATTCATAGGTGCGATAGGCAATGGCCTTGGAGAACTTTCCGACATGACACTGTGTAGATCGCGCCAGTCATTCAACTTGTTTGTGAGGTCGCCAGTGATCATGCCACTAACGCCGTCGAGTACATATGTCTCCTGATACACTGTATAATCAGGTAGCCAGTACTCTCTGAATAGCAGGTCGAACTTGTGCTGTACTGCTAGCTGTATACGTGGCTCAGCGTATATTTGTGCATCTAATCCTTCGACTAGTGCGAGCCGCTGTAGTACTTTAGTAACTATCTGTCCGAACGTAATCATATAAGTTACAGCCTGCACAGTGGTCTTGTACACCGTGCAGGCTGCTCCCTTAGTTGACTAGTTAAGTTACGCTGCGGTCGTAATGTCTTCAGGCTTCACTACTTTGTCACTACCGTCTTCAAAGATAGCAGTCACTTGTGCGTCAGGCGTACTAAGCTGGTAGCCATCATCACCAGCACGTGATGGTCTAACAGCAACAACAAGTCGATCTCCGTACATCTTCTGTTGCTGCTGTGTCGCCTTCACAGGCGGTGTATACTTCGTTTCTTTCTCAGCCATTGTAACCTCCGTTACTTAAACGTGTGCCGAGCCATGCAGATTGTTGCGATCTACAAAGCAGGTGAAGCGGTAGAACGTAGTACCACCGGGACTCTGGTTCGGTGTATAACGTCCGCGCGGATCACCACTTGTGAGCGTCTGCACAGTTACGCCAGTCTGCAACGCACCAGCAGTCGGTACAAGGTCGTTCACAGTCTCACCGAGCATCTGCGTGTTGAGCACCTTGTACGGCACACCGAGAATGTTGCCGAAGCCAAGGTTCAACGTAAGACCAGCAACAGCACTGAAGCTGATGCTAGAGATGTCAGCGAACATCTTCTGACCGAGAGTGAGTGAGTTCGCTACACCAAGCTGTTCGCGCATTGGCTGACCGAGATAGTCATAACCAGTGACGATAACAGTGCATGAACCGACAGCACTCAGGGTACCAGTGAAGTTGCGACCATAGCGACCCATCATAGCTGGGTTGAAGGACGCAATAGGCACAGCAACACCGGCAGCATTCACGCTCTGTGCAGCGAGAATAGCATTCGATGATGCAGCAGGCATTGCAGGAATATCAACGGTAGTGATACCGTCAACACCGACATCAGCCGCATACACCATGTCAGCGACACGATGATTAATGCGACGCATTCCGGGGATAGCAACTTGTACGGCCATTGTACTTATTCCTCTTTATCTGATTGCTCGCTGGCAGCAAGCAGCTTGTTGAGTAGATCAGGGTCTTTATCAAGTAGCTGCGTGATAGCATCGAGCGATTGTTTCTGCTTTGTGGATAATGCAGCGTTAGCTTGCTGCATGCCTACAGGTGTATCGTCGCCACCATCCATGAATAGCGGCACTAGGTTCTTATCGAGCTTCAACCTCACAAGATCTTCGTGAGTGACGAACACACTATCGCCTCGTAGAGTGCGAACCATGTATCCTTCAATCTCAACATCAGTAGGCACAACACGGAAACCGATTTCGTCTTTGACGGTGCGATTGACTACAGTCTTACGCTTCATCGGTTCAACGATGTATGCAGGCACAGCCTTCTGCTTCTGATCCATGCTAAACGCTTGTTGCGTCTGCGATGGCTTGTTCTCGAAGCTGACTACTGGTGTTGGCTCACTAGACATTGTAACTCCTTTAGTCGTTCACTACAGCGTGGGTGCGGTATTGCTTCCACGTGGCGAACTGACATTGCGTGATGACACGCTGTCCGTAGCCGTCAATCGTCCACGGTGCAGTGAGGTCAACATTCTTCATGTTGTTATCACCGAGGATATGAAGGCGCAGGTAGGTGTCGTTGAGGAAGTAAGCACGATCAACCGGGCAGCTTTCATCATAGATGATGGGTACGCCGTTGTGGCTGATACCATCAAAGCCGAGGTCCATCATACGCTTGCCGCTGCTTGTGTTCGTGAGCGGAATAGTGAGCTTGCTACGAACGGCAGCACGATACAGGCGATAGTGATTGCGTCCAGCAATGATAACCTTCGGACGCTCTGTACCTTGTTTGAGGTCAAGGAGAACGTCATCATACGCTTCCTCGATATTCGTCGCGTTAAGAGTGCCTGCGAAGTCATATGACGATGAACGCCACTGTACTTCTGTCGCACGATCAACACCAGCGAGTGATCCAACAGTAGGATCATCAGGAATAAGCAGCGCAAGTCCATTCGGATCATTGCCACCACCCAAGCCGTAGAGATAGCCGCTGAACTTCTCCTTGATGCTCAACTCAAGAGCCTCAAGTTTACCTTGCAGCAGCTTCACAGCAGCCTGTTCACCCTTGTTCTCGTCTTCTTCCTGATTGCTGATGATAACAGTACCAGCAATACGGCTCCAACGATATTCAAGCTTGATGAACTCCTGCGTCTGCACGACTGGCAAGCTGTCGTAGTAGCTATAGCTGCCAACCGAGGGATTGCGTCCAGTCAACAGCGGGTTCGTGATGTTGTAACCGCTGCTCTCATTCTCGATACGATCACGCGCAAAGCACCAAGCCATAAGTGCGTTGCTCTGCATAGCGGCGACAATGAGCTTCTTACGCGAACGCTCAATAGTCGTCGCCAGTACGTTCTGGAGTACGGGCATTGTTCAATGTCCTATTTTGAGTTGAGTTCTGTGAACACTGCCGCAGCTATGTCTTTCCAAGGAGCATTAGCGCGGAAGTCTCCACGCGAGTTAGCGTTGTTAGATGTAGTCATGCCGCCATTTGGCTGTACACCGCGCATACTACCCGGTGTTGACCTTGGACGTTGACCATTACCACGTTGGCGCTGCATAGCTTGCTCAATCTGTGGCTTCAATGGTGACGTAAAGTCAAAGCCTCTGCGTTCGGCCCAACTACGTAGTTCATAGTACGCTTTTTCTGGCGACAAGCCGTGTTGCTGTACTAAGTTGCTGATTTCTACCCCATGCGTTTCAGAATGAGGGTGACCTTGTACGAATTGCTCCATCTGCACTTGGGCGCGTTCTTCAATTTGCGCTTGCTGCTGACGTGCTTGTGTCTGCTTCTCTAGCGGACCTAAACGGCGATCTAGCTCGTTCGTAATAACACGTGCGTTGATCTGTGGTACTGCATCTGTACCAAAGAGCTGCTCCATAGTGACGCCAGTAGCCAACACACGCGCTACAACATCACGAACTGCCATGACAGGATCTTTTTCTGCCATAGCACGTAGCTGCAACGCCTCATGCGCCATCTGCGGCGACAAGTTGTGTTGCTTCATTACTTGATCTAGGCCTTGGTAGTGTTGCAGGTGCTCCTGCATCGCCCTTATTTGTCGCGCGCTTTGATTGGCGGCATACTGCGCGCGGTTGAGGTTGTAGGCGAGTTGCTTTTCTCTGCGCGTAGCTGCGACGACTTCGCCATTCTTGCCGAGTAGCTCTCCGCGCGGACCTTTTCGCGGTTTGTCTGTGAATAGCTGGTCGTCTTTGTCTTTTCCTGCTGGCTTATGACGGTCGCTGCCCGTTTCTTGGCGTTCGCCAGCGCCCGTTCCATCTGTACCACCATCTTGTCCTCCATCTACACCTTCAGGGTGACTAATAGGCAAATCAAGCTGCTGCTCACCACCTTCATCGCCACCTTCTTGCGGCGCATCTTTGATGTTGAACGTATCACCAACAGCAGACATCAAGTCTTTGTCTTCGCCAGGCATTGTAGCCTCCTTTAGAGTTCGTTCACCGCTATACAGCTATACCAAAAGCGCAACCACGCTTTGCCATAGTATTTCGGTAGATCATTCATCACGCCGCAGCACCGCTCTGCATCTGTTGTATCATCTGCGTAGCAATATCAGCTACACTCTTACCGCGTGCTAGCTGCACACCGAGCGACTGCTTCATTTCAGGAGGCAAGCCGTCAATAAGCCCCGCCACTTGTTGCACAATTTGTGCTATGTCGTCAATCTGCGGTCCTGATTGTCCACCGCCCTGTTGTGGTGCACCACCTGCGCCGCCTTGACCACGTTGTGCTTGCATCTTTGCTAGCATCAACTCCTTCATGCGGTCTTGTCCTTGCTGCGCCTCTTGTCCTTGCTGTGCTTCCTCTTGCACTTGTGCAGGCTCAGGTGCGCTAGCTTCTTTCATAATGCCTTTGTAGATAAGCTCCCAATCATCTTGACTAATCACAACGTTGTCGAACGCTTGCGCGAGAACCTTGAGGGCAACAACAGCAGCGATAGGTGTAGCGCGAGTAAATTGTCCGATGATTTGACTAATTTGTAGCGCTTGCTCTTTCTTGGCGCGTGATGTCGGTTTGAGCGTGCTGCCGCCAACGACGCGCGGCGTGAATGTCTGCCTGATACTCTGCGCATCCATCTGTTCCCAATCGGCAGCGAACTTCTCACCTAGTATTACAGCTACTTCTTCTCTTTTCATAAATTGCATACACATCTGCGCCGTAAGCCATAGAACAGTGCCAACGCTATCCTCGATAGCATCCATCTTCTCGTCAGCACGTGTTTGTATCTGCGACTCATAGCTCTCGATAGCTTTGTTCGTGGTGTTTGTCTTGTATTCGACACCACGTTGAACACTCGCAACTCCTGATAAGCGATCAATCGCTTCAAGCACTGGCTTCTTGTCGAAGAACTTGATTGCTTCAGCAGAAGGTGGAAGTAGAGGTCCAAGTATGTCTGCAATCTTCTTACCTTCTGGTAAATCTACACCAAGTGTGTTCGTGTCTAGCGTACCAGCGATGAGGCTCTCAAGCATACTGCCGTCTTTGACTGCATTCTTGTCGAATACTACTTTACCAGCCGCAAACTTTCGTACCTTGGCCCATTCATTGTTAATGATGTTGATATCGTCTTGTTGGTCAAGGTAGTAAGTAACTTCGCCCTTGGCGTACATGGTAATAGGGTCAGTATGAAACTCCATCGGCACGACGCTAAAGAACTGGTCGAGAGCGTATGGATCATCCCACACCCACAGAGGATAGCACCAGTCATTGCAGTTGTAGAGTTCAACGCGGCGCGTAACTTTGTCCCAAACATAGACCACCTTTGTCATCTGCGCTGCTAGGAATGACTGCTGATCTGAGTATCCGTACTTCGCATACTCGCTAGTAGAGTAGCTAAACAGTTGGAAGTTGTCTGTCTGACCACGTTCACCTTGGTCGGGAGATACGCCAGCTTTGATGACGTTAGTAGGTGAGAATACGCTTTCCCACTCATCGCTATCTGGCTTCTTACGACCGTAACGCGCGCGTAGTAGTGACGTGTACATAAGGTCTTCAATCATCACCCAATTGCACGCACCGCTAAGGTCTAAGTCGGTAGCTGTAGGATCAACAATGATCTGATCTGGTCTACGTACCTTGCACCACGGACCTGATGGCGTGAGCATGTCAATTGTTTGCTCTAACGCGAGTAGCTTGCCTTCAATGTCTTTGATGACTTTCTGACTATCAGCTTTCTCTAGCTCTAAGCTGAGCTTCTGCACTTCCTCTAGTGCAGCTTCACTAGATTGCTCGCGCATCGTATAGCCTACTTCAAACCAACCGATGTTGGTGAGTGATGTGCTAACGATATTGCGCTTCACCTTGCGCTTGAGGTTCAAACCCGGTGATGTCTTCTTAGCAGCTAGTGTATTAACTAGCCGCTCTACAACACGAGCCTTCTGTTCGTCTTCTTTATCTTCGCATGAGAACTCAGCGTCGGGGTTCTTCGTAAATAGCAGTGGTACGAGTGCGCTGACATTCGCAAACACAATATTCTCTGTACTATCAAAGCTACCTGTAAGGGACTTCGCACCTGTCGTGTTGTCTTCACCACTAGGGTTCCCGTTGTGACGTGTGTGATCGTGTCGGTAGTAACGATATGCTTCATTCCACGCTTCGACACTCTTGCCCATAGCACTCTTACCCTGATCGTAGCGACTACGCCACAATGGGCCACGATGCTTGCTGACAGGTATCTTGCTCTCACCTATAACACGGTACATAGGCGAGTCATCAACCATAGCTTCAGCAGGTTTCATCACACCTTCATAAGATGTGAACTCACTGCTGTCTGCGGCAGGCTCAGCCTTGCGGTTGTATTCTTCACCTGCATCATATTCACTAGCCATATCTGTGGCCCCTTGGATTTGCAGCCTTCTTATCATGTTCCTGCCACAGCATCCAGCTAGGAACACGCTCGTTCTCTGGTGTTACGTATCTACCGATGTCGGGCATGTCAGAGAGTAAGTAGCGGGTGGTGTCCATTGCATGGTCGTTTCGATCCATCGGCTTGTCGATACGTTCACCTGACGTAGACTGTTGCCAGAAATACCCTGTGCACTCATCCATCCACCAATCAAGCTTTGCATTGCAGAACAGACGTGGTGATGATGCAGTTCGTGTGATTGGATGGAGGAGTCGATAATTAATGTTAAGGTAACCTCCAACTTTAACAATTCCGTTCGTGATGTCATTGTTACCTCGCTTCATGTAGATGCCATCATCCTTAAACATGTCAGCGATGGTCTTACCTACTGTACGTTTGTGCACTGTCTTGCGACCGAAGATACTAGGGTCAGCTTGTATCTTGTGCATCTCATCTACTTCGACATTCCATTCACCGCGTATACGTCGTATAGCTGCAATCTGTCTGTCGAGTGTCATTTCCTTCTCATAGAAACCGTCGCATATGACAACGTGACCTTCAGGTGTTACGAATGCTAGTATGTAGCATGACTGCTGCGCTTGTCCGTAGTCGTAACCTTCTATCCAGTTCGGGTGATAATGTGTTTCGTGATAACCATCAAGTAGTGTTGTGATGTGGCCCTCTTGCAGCATGTGTACGCTGCTATCGTACTGCGGGTACACCAAGCCTTCATAGGCCACCCATTTGCCCAATAGGAAGCGGTCGCGCTGTTGACCACTGTACATCGTTTCGAGGGTTTGGATAAAGTCGCCACCCTCAGCTTCATGTACGTGACGCAGTTCATAGGTGCTACCTTCTATGACTTCGATGAGTAGCTGCGGTTTACCGTTGTCATCTAGCACAGGCTTACGGTCTACGTCACGCACGCATATGAGGTCATCTGTAATGTAGCCACCAGCTTTGTATTGTACGATAGGACGTACTAATTTCGTGTATACCCAATTGCCTGTAGGATTGCATGTGAGCATCATCCAACGAGGACCAGTGACAGGCATAGTAGGATCATCGCCAGTGTAACGCGCTCTACCGCGCAATCGACCGAATAAGTCAAGGAAGTCCTTGTGTGTTATCTCTGGGTCTTCCACTTGATCCACTATCACCCAATCGAATGTAGCGGAGAGCAAATTTGATGAACTGCTTTCTGTCTTCGTACCTTGTTGCGCTATATACCTGAAGTAGATGGTTGTACCGTTCTTCAGGTGGCAGATGTTGTCTCCGTTCTGCCCAACTGCGAATGACACGATCCACGTCGGGGGGCACCATTTAAGGAACTCCTTACGTATAGTGTCGTTTAGCTTAGGATACGTCGAGCGCGATATAAGACCAGTGCTACCCGGATACACGTCAGCAAGCTGGATGGCCTTAATAACCGCAGCAGTAGTCTTGCCGTTACCGAAGCCTCCACCATAGATTTGTACCTTAGCTTTGCTATGCAAGAAGCGATCCTGCAAGCTGCCTTCTTTAAGCAGTAGCTCAGGACGTTCTACTAGTGCGTTGTTACGCGGTCGTGCCACTTACTAGTTCCCACTTGTTCTGTCCAGCAGCTAGTGCGCGGTATATCTTGTTTGTGTTCCAATCAACGTAGATTTGATTAGCGAACTCTGCTACTTGAGTAGGAACGGCTGTCCCTGCTGCTATAGCTATACAGTATGGGTAATCACCGTTACCTAGCTCTGGTAGCCAATGTCCCATGTATCCGACAAAACCATTAGCACGAATACCTTGACCGTCTTTGTTTCCTACCATAGCCATTGTTGTTTCTCCTAAAGCTCACCGAGTTCGTACCAAATACCATCCCAATACGATACGCATCGGTACTTTATACCTGTTGTTGTGTTCAAGTATATCTGATTGACATACTGCGGCATAACACTGCCTACGAATGGTGAGACTGTGCCGAACATAGTAGGCATTTCGTGGCTACCATCTATGTCGGATGGGAGTGTGCTTTCAACATCGAAAGCTGGGGGAGCAGCCCTAATACCTTGACCGTCTTTGTTAGGTACAATCGCCATAGCTACTTCTCCACTACCTGCGATGTTATATCACGTGCGTCGATGTCTACAGTAGGCATGTGCTTAGGTTGTGCGATCTCACGAATATGACGAATGACTAGGCCACCTTCCATCGAGTGACGATGTTCCATCACTTGTTTAGGTGAGAAGCCTCCGCGGTCTAGCATGTTCATCGCGATGCGAGCTTTAGTAGCTGGCCGCGTGTCTTCATGCTCCATCATATCTTCAAGCGTGTTGAGTGCGTCAGCAGATAGCGAGTCAATGCGCTTCTGCACACTATCAGCTTGCAATGCTGCTATATTATCTTTGATTAGATGATCTAGCTGACCGAATAGCTGTAGACCTTTAATCATGTCTACTTGTGAAATCTTCAACCCTGTAGCTTCAGCTATCTCAGCGTCATTGATACCAAG